ACAATTCAATTGGATCTCGACGCGCAGGGAGATATCGCGGGTGGGCCCGGTGATTTCGTAGTACTCGAAAATGGGCGGTGACTGTCCGGGATTCGTGCAGTACACCAGGCGCATCCCGGAAACGATCCCCGGCCGCCAGCGGATCCGGATGCGCGTCGTGATCATGCCGTTCAACTGCTCGGCGTTGTAAGCCTCCGGTGACTTCCAGTCATCGATCGCGAAGCGCACGTTCTCGGCCCAGAGCACATAGTCAGACGACGGCACGCCGGTCGAGTCGGTGCCGCCTGCGCGCTGCTCGATATTGCCGATGTGGCGCAGCTCGCCGGATTGAGTCGGGCGGATCTCGCGGCGTCTCACGACACGCCCCGATCGAGGATCGCATCCCCGCCGCACCCCTCCGCACCGTCGCCACCCTGCGGGATTGCAGGCAAGTGTTGTGGCGAAGCGGCGCGGCGGCCCGCTGTCGTCGTGGTGGTGTACGTAATTGCGATGGAGGGTTTGCGCCTGGCGCGCATGCGCGCCTCGACTTGCTCGATCCTGGCGCGGATCGCGGCGGGCATATGGGCCCGAATCTTGGCGCAGTTTCCGCAGCCGCTCATACGCCCATTCCCTGACGGTACGGAAACAGCATGTCGGTGGTGGTCTTGTCGATCAGCTCCCAGTTATCGACGTTGCGATCGAACAGCAGTTCGACGCGCATCAGAATCGCTTCCTTGACGTCGCGGCGCAGCGAGTGCGCATCGTCGCGCGCGAGCGGGTTGCGGTCCCACCAATTGCGCCAGGTGTTCTCGTCCCACCCGCCCCAGCCTTCGGGACCTGCGTGCCGCGGCAGACAGGGGCTATCGACCGGATCCGGCAGCGGCACCGCGTCCTCATCGCTCGGGGAATTCAGTTCCATGAGTTCGCCTAAGGATCGGCCGCAGAAACTTTCCGCCCAATCGATCGCGGCGCCGATCAGCCGATTGATGCGCGCATCGTGAAAGGTCAGGCCCTCGTCGATCGACAGTTGATCCTTGGCTTCGATCAGCGAGATGTAAGGGTTTTCTGCACTTGGGCTGTTCATCGATAGTGTTCCCTAATCCATGAATGCTTGCTTTGCATCAGCGGTGTCCAGGGGTCCACATGACCGTGCATGATCACCAGTTTCGCCGCCAGCGGCAGCGTGCCGCCGCCCGGCAGGATCTGGTTGCGGTAGGAATATACGCCGTCGGCGGCGGTAAATTTTGCCTCGTCGGGTCCTAAGCACGCGCCGATCCACGCTTGATCCGATCCGATGTACTTCAATTTCAGGCCGATCAAGGGCGATGTGAGCGGGTTGAATCGCTCCCAGAGTTGGGGCCGCGTGCCGGCTTTGTGCATGATCAAGCTGCCGTTGTAAGGAGTTCCTCGCGCGGTATCGCCATACATTTTGAAATCGAGATCCTGATCGAATAGCCCGGTGATATCGCGGACGATGACGACATCGAGATCGATCGAAACGAAGCGGGGTCCGAGGAATTGACCAGCCTCTCGAGAGAACATTTTAAGCCGTCTATAGCAGCTAGGATTTCCCCGACCGTGAGGACTTGGGACGGTTGCATAGTCGCTCCAGAGTTTGACGGTGCGAACCTTCTCGGAAATGCCGACCGGATCATCGGTCACGCACACCAGCTCGAAGGGCTTGTGGTAATGGCGGGTGAGCATCGAGAGCAGCACGTTGACCGTGGCAGCTTTGAACTCGGATCGATACCCAAACGGGGCTTTCCACTTCCAGCAGACGAAGATCAGCGGTGTCACGTTTTGAGACTGCGGCGTGCTAGGCGTCATCGCGGGTAAATCTGCACGTACTTGAACGAAAGGCGCAGCGGTTTCCAATCAGGATCGAGCTCCCGCTGCAGCTTGATCTGCGGCAGGTTCAAGGCATCCTCTGGCTGCTTGCGCAGGTAGGTCCTGGTCGATGCATCCTCGATGACCGTTCGCGGTACCCGGATCAGCACTTCATCGAGCATGACCACCTCGGCGGCCTGGGCGACGCGGTTGCGAAAGTCGGCGTCCGTGCCATAAAACCCGGCAAACCGCTCGTCATAGCCCCCGATCCGCTCGTAGGTGTTGCGGGTCATGAGCCAGCTGTTCGGGTGCGGCTTGTAGGGGGTCGTCGGCGGATCCGAGCCGGCCCGCTCCAAAGTCTCGCGCGAGAAGCGGTAGACAACGCCCTTGGAGAGCTTGCGCTGGATGATGCGCTCGTAAGTTTCCCGTGGAACCAGATGGTCGATATCGGTCAGCAACAACCAGCGGGTGTCGGCGTGGTGCGCTGCGATGTTGCGCGCGGCGTCTTGATTCCAGCGGATATCGACCGTGATCTTGAAGATGGTCAGGGGGCAGCCGATTTTCTCTCCCTGTGCGTCGCCGTCGGGTGACCCATCGTCCACCACTATGACGGCGAGCTCGTCCTTGAGGGCCTCGGGGAGCGCGCGTAGACGCTCCAGCTGCACTTGAAGCATGCCAGCGTTCATGTAATACGGCAGGCACAGGGTCAGCTTGCGCACGCGGCCTCCAGGCCCTTGCGGCTGATGCGTGCGAAGGGTAGCAGCACCGGCACGCCGGTCGTGGCGATGAAGGTGCGGATCCCCGCATAGGTCAATTGCTTCGCGGCGCCCTCGAACTGCTGAGCCCACACGGCCAGGCGCGCGGCTCCCGTGGAATTCACGCTCCACGCGTATGGCGGGAACCAATGCGCCTCGCCCTTCGGGCCCCGCGCCATGTCGAACCCGACCAGGTACAGATCGCAGGGCTTCAACTGATAGGCCAAATTGAGCGCGCAGAATCCGGAGTGCGTGCCGTTCAAGGTACCCGGTTGATCGGAGAGAACGGTCGACTGGTGATCGTTCTCGAACGGCGTGATCCAGGAGAGGCATCCGGTCAGATCGATGTTCATCAGCGTGCGCTTGCGCAGCCACGTGGGCTTGCGTAAGCCCCGCAGCTGATCTATCCGGTTCTCGGCCCACAGCCGATCCATCGAGACGATGATATCGACGTGCGGCACGAGCAACCCCGCATCGTTCACGCCGATGACGGTACCCGGGAGTTTCTCCAAATCAAATTGCGAGGCCGACCAGCCGCCGGCGACGATGGTGATGGGCCCGTTCACCTCGCCTCGTAGCGGTGGGTTTCGTGCTTGACGCCGTAATGAACCATGCCGAGATGCTTGAAGTGCTTCGATAGCAACCGCATGGTGTTGTAGCATTTTTCGGCCGCGGCATCGTCGAAGAGGTTCGCGTTGCGGCCGCCGCGGATATCGACGATGAGCATCGTGCCGGGATGGCAGGCGGAGAGCACCAAATCGAGGTGCCGCTCGGCCTCGAAATGGAAGCACCAGGATTTAAAACTCACGATCAGATCGTAGGTATGTTTGACGCTGCGAGCCGGATCGTTGGCGTCGATAAAGTCGAAGTGCCGCACGCCGTTCATCTCGAGAAACTGTCCGGCGACCTTCATATTGTTGAACGTTAGTCGGTGCGAAGAGACCTCCGGCGGATCATCCACGCCATCGAGCAGCGTGATCTGGCAATCGCCGCCGTAGTGATCGTTCAAAATCGCATCGATGCCGCCGAGGCCTGAGCCCACGTCCAGGATCGAGTTACACTTGTCCGGCAGCAGCCCCTGCATATGCTCGAACTCCGAGCACAGCACCTCGATATATTTGCTGCACCAGGTCTGCGGATCCCCCTTCATGTCATCGAGCGCACCGCGCTGCAGGACCAGGTACGCGAAGGCCGCGTTGCTGATATTGAGCGATTCCATGTTCACGGCTTGTACGCCCACACGTCCAGGCCCTTGCGCATCTCGTGGCGGCGAATCACCCAGCCGACGCTGCGCAGCTTATCGAGCCACCAGGCCTGATCGTGCAGGCTGATATGCGCGTTGCGACCATCGGGCAGTATCGCCTTCGCCGGACGCGTCGAGATCACGAAGTAGGCCGCCTTACCGGTGAGGTCGAAAATGTGCTTGAGCACGTTATCGAGTTTCGTGGGCTCGATGTGCTCGAGCACGTCGGTGCAGACCACCAGCTCGCACGGCTTTGGCATCATGGAGCTCGCCGGAATTCCCGGATCGTACAGACTCACCCGCCGCGGCTTCATCGCGGGCGCGAGAGTCCCGGTGCCGCAGCCGTAATCCAAAATCGTTTTCGCATCGATCGCGGCCGCGAGCGCCTCGACCTCGGGCGCGTGGGATTTGCCCGCATTGCCCCAGCTCGTGGTCGCATGCATCTTGGTGAGCAGCGCTCGATATTCCGGCGTCGCCATATCATCAGTCCCAAATCGATAAGCGCCTGCGTGTTTCATAAACATTCCAATGTGGCCCAAGTCGATGGCGTGGATCCCCTTCACCGAAAGCCTATACGCGAGAACCGTTGCAGTTGCGCCTAAGCACAGCAGCACCCGGCCGCTGGTTTTGCCGCTCTCATC